CTACAATGTTAGCCAAAAATATTTATCTTATGGGACACTCTAAATGGGTAATGCCAAGAGGCGCTTGTAAGATTGAAAGTTTAGGAAATGATAACACTATTGTACAATATCAAGGTCCTGTCGCACCTCAAATGTTACAAACTAGACCAAATCCACCAGAAGCATACGGATTCAGAGATTCTTTACGTAACGAACTAGGGCAGATATATGGAATACAAGGCGTATCTAGAGGACAACCTCCTAAAGGTGTTACAGCAGCGGTAGCTCTACAATTTTTAAATGAGCAAGAACAAGAAAGAAACCATACTGCTGTTATTAAGCATAATGATATGGTAGTAAATCTTGCAAAAATGACAATTGCAGTAGCTGGTGATTATTATGATACTGATGATGGACGTATGTTACGTATTGTAGGTAAAAATAATAAATTTAGTATTAGACATTTTGATTCTGCTAATTTAAGTAAGAATTATGATGTTAGAGTAGAGCTGGGATCAGGATTACCTGAATCTAAAGCAGGTAAGATACAAAGAATTGTAGAAGTAATGCAAATGAAACCTGATCTACTATCTAACGAAAGATGGATTGATTTATTAGATCTTGGGCATTCAGATAAAATGAATAGTCTAATTACTGTATCTATTAGAGCTGCTGAGTCTGAAAATGAAGACATACTAGCAGGTCGTTTTGTAGGAGATCCTGAGGAATTTGAAGATCATATTACACACTGGAAAGTACATTGTAAAGCTATTCAAGAAAGGTCTTTTAAAGAAGAAGCTCCGCCTGAGTACAGAGAAGAATTATTAGAACATATTGCTACTCATGAATTTGTAATGGTAGAAAAAGCAAAAGTAAATCCATTATTTCAAGCAAAGTTAGCTGAACTGCCTTTATTCCCAATTTTTCCAAATGGGTTTACACCTTTATCTAGAGAGCAACAGCAGATAGTTGTACAAGGACAAGCTAATAAAGGACAAGAAATAACAGGACAAATTCCTGGAGAAGATAGACAAGAATTAGAACCAAAACAAGAGGGAGAAAAGTATGAATGAGGAACTAGCAAATTTAGATCAAGAAATAAGTGAGGATATGTCTTCTGAGGCACCTAATACTCAAGACGCAGCTTCACTATCTTTTGAGGACATGGACGAATTAAGTAACGAAGGAGTAGATTCTGTCGCAGAAAGTGAAATGCCGAAGGCGAAACAAGAAGACGAATTTCCTATTGAAGGAGAAAGTGATTCAGAAGAGGTTAAAGCTTCAGAAAAAACGTCTGAAACGATTGAAGAAAAAGAAGAACAAATTGAAGAAATCAAAAAACTCATTGCTAGATATAATGACGAAGAAACAGAACTTGCAGCAAATGCTATATTCAAACATAAAATTGATGGAGAAGAAGTAGATGTAGAACTTCAAGAACTGTTAAACAATTATAGTGGTAAAGTTTCTTATGATAAAAAGTTTCAAGAACTAGCAGGAAGAAAAAAAGAATTTGAAGAATTTAAAAATACCTATGACGCAGATATAGAAACTATATATAATGTTATATCTGGTTTTAGAGATAGTATGAAAGAAAATGATGGGATGGGAGCGTTACAGCATTTTGCTAATTTTGCAGGTATGAAACCTTATGAATTTCAAGAATCGCTTATAACATCTTTAATCCCTGAAGTCGTACGTAGAGCAAATATGTCTGAAGAACAAATTCAACATGAAAGGCTTCAGGCAGAAAACAACTATTTACGACAACAACAAGAGTCTGAACAAGCTAGATTAGAGCAGGAGCAACTCCGTAGCGAACTCCAAGCCGAAATCACGCAACTTCAGGAAGCTCATGGTATATCGGAAGATGACTTTAATGAATCTTACCGTACATTAATGGACACTGGCTATGAAGGAGAAATAAATCCGCAAGCTGTAGCTGAATTTCATGTTCACTACTCAGCTTTCTCCAAAGCGGATTCTATTTTAAATCAAGTTAGTGAATCATTGGCAGAGGATCAAGAAATTGTTGAAAGCCTTCAAAAAGTGATTGTGGAGAATCCCTCTTTTGATGACAACGATTTAATTGGTATCGTTAATGAAGTGTATGGAGATTATGTTAAAAGCATTTCCAAAAAAGTTTCTAATAAGGCTAGTAAAACAGCCCCAAAAAAGAAACAAAGTACAAACCCTTCTCAACCTAAGAAAGAAGAATACTTAGATTGGGAAGATTTATAAACTTAATTTAACGAAAGGAGTTAAAAATGGCTGAAAGTAAATTTGAATTGTCACTTTCCGACATTAATGCCCTATTTAAGATTAAGTACGAAAAGCTTTCTGAGAATGTATATAACTCAGCCAACGTACTTTTAGGGCGAGTAAAAAAATCTTATAATTTTACAGGTAGAAAAATCCAAATTACTATTCCACAATCTTTTAGTGGTGGTGTAGGTTCGGGTTCTCTACCAAAAGCAAACGCAGCAAAATATGTTGCAGCAGAAATTACTGCTAAAAAAGTTTACGCTAGAGTAGACGTTGATCGTGAGACAATTAAGGCATCTATGTCTTCTGAAGGAGCTTTTGTTAAAGCTACTAAAGAAGTTGTTAAAAAAGGTGTTGAGTCTTACATGAGAAACATGTCTCGTATTCTTTTTAATGATGGATCTGGTAAGATAGCTGTAACAACTGGAGCTGGACAAACAGAAGATTCTTCTGGTACGCCTACTACCAATGCACTAGATATTACACAAACTAGAGTAGCAGTAGCTGGTGCAAAAGAAGCTGATCTTGAAGAAAGAGATTTAGTAGATATTGGTTCTTCAGGTCCATCTGGAACACATCAAGTAGAAATTTTAGAAGTAGATGTTGTAAACGAAGAAATTGTTTTAGCAGGAGACTTAAGTACTGAACTAGCTGCTAGTGGTGTATCTATTTTTATGCAAGGTTCTGAAGGTAACGATCCAATGGGTCTAAAAGGAGCTGTTGTAAATCATGCTGAACCAGATGCTCCGGCTAAATTATTTGAAGTTCCTATGGGACGTAGATGGAGTGCTGAAGTAATTGATAAAACTGATTTAGATGATAATAATGACGCTAAAAAAATTACTACAGACCTTCTTAATGAAATGATGTTAAAAATTAAGAAAAAGTGTGGTAAATCACCTAACTTAATTATTGCATCTTACAAGCAATATGAAAAAATTCTTAACCTTCTGGAAAGTAAGAAGCAATTCAATGTTAATACTAGAGCAGGTCTAAAGTCTAAGTCAGGAGCTGACATC